ATACTCACGAATTTCTGTTTCAGCAATTAAAGCTTTATCTTGGATCATATATTCATTAGCCATTTTGAGAACTCAAAGGAAGGGTTGATGGATTTTTCAATAAGGTTATGTGCTTCAAAGCGACCAATCATAGGTGGCTTATCAACAATAGCCTCATGCGTATTTTCTTTTAGAATGTTTTGAAACATTTCAAAGCGAGATTCATAAACGTGGAACGAACCAACTGAAACAGTAAGCGTACCTACTTGCAAGTTTAAAAGTGTTGCCACAATCTCTTGGAGGAAACTAAATGTGGGTAGATCATTACCCATACCCCAAAGGATGTCCTGAGAACGCATGATGGCACGTGTATTTAACCTACCATTACGTATACGGAACTCAATTGCAATGGTGCAAGGCACATCTTTGGCGTCTTTATCCATGTGATCATCATCGGTGCCATACATAGGTATAACAGCACGGCGACTCATTGGGTCTTTAGATAAAGTATCCGTAATGTACTTAACACCGTAGCAGCCAAACCAATATGAGCCATAGTTGCTATTAAGCTTTCCATTGGCAACAATCTTTCCCCATTGAGCTGCGTGCTCAGCAATAGATAAGTCAGTGGGGTCTGCGTTAATATACCAAGCCATTTCGCGCTTAAGGTACTTAAGATTAAAGTTGCGGCCTTTGAAAGAATTAAATCTTACACGCGGCCCTACCGTATAAGTAAAGTTTTCAATTTCAAGAGTCTTTTCGCCTCTTGGCTCAGTCCAGTGCCCATATTGCTCTAGGCATTGGTATAGCTGAATGAGGTCAGGCTCATTATAGATTACTGAAGTTTCCATTGTCAGATTCCATGATCAAGTAAGGTTGGTTAGGGTAGTGCTGCATATGATGTAGCGGTGGAGGTAATTTTATTGCTTTCACATTATTGTTTAATGCCCATGTGTAGGCATTATTGCCCAATGCAAAAATCTTGCTTGGTTTCAATTTCTCAATAAAGTCAGGCTCAGTTGGTGTGCCTTGATAAGTTTGTGTGTTAATCCAATAAAGTTCTTTTTCAGTAACGCCTTCATACTCAAGTGCGTCTGCCAGCATACGGCTTGGCCCATCGTTGTCAAGGAAGTTAATGAATGGAATGACCACTGCAGAGGCACGTACGTTAGTTCTAGGACCCTTATCACAAAGCATCAATATGTTACCTTGTTTAAAGCATCCGCCACCTGACGCCTCATTCTTTATGGACACTTTGGCAACCTTATCAAGCAACTCATCCACAGTATCACGTGTGTAGTCATAGTGAACCGTAGGCAAGTTTGTGATTAACGGTAAAGCCTCATACTCTTCATACACTTGCTCAAGCTGGCTAATATCATCAAGATACTCTTCGTCTGGTCGCTTTTCAAATGTTTCAGCACAAGTTTCAAAATCAGGTTGGCAATGTATAACCACAGCGCCTCTTGACAATGCTACTCTTTCAAGCATACGCTTTCTAGGTACGTCAATACGATTGGCGCCATTACGGTAAACTTCACCATAAATTGGCTCAGAAATCCATGACCGATCCATGATAACAGTATCATCAAACGTTAATGCTGGAGACATTGCTCTAAAGTAAATACGGCAAAGATGCTCAGACTCAACACCAGTATAAGGGCCATGTTTAACTATGTGCACCATACCGTTGTTTTGAAAACGCTGCCGTAGCGTTTCAGCAAGAGTTGTCTTTCCGGCACCATCTGGGCCTTCAAGTATTAGGATCATTTTAAGAAGCTTTCTAAGTTTGCCAATGTTTTGGCAAGTGTTGCATGTTTTAAATCCATTGCTTGCAAACCAGCCAAATGCTCTAGGTTTTCATCATCCATCATTTCAAGGCCTTTTAATGTAAAGCTATAAGATGGCCCAATCATATTTAACTCTAAAGGATTGCCACCTAACACACAACCTGCAGCAGCTGCATGTAAATACCTAACTCGCCACCAGCCACAACCTGCATGTGAGTATGTTGGGCATAGCACACCTTTGTAAGAACCATATTGCCATACAACATCAGATTCAAGTATTCTTGGTTGCCCAAGTGATTTGCCTCCAATTGAATGTATTGGCCATGTTAGTTCTTGCTTTGCTGCCCATTCATGCGAATCTTTTGAAAGTGAAGCGTTATACCACTCAGCTTTACGTTGCTTCCACGCTACCTTGTGAACAGGTGGCATTGCGTAAAGTGGTGATGGGTCCCATGCTTTAATTTTTGCTACAGGTAAATTCATCTTGGCAATATTGCCCCATGGAAAAAGTGGCGCTAACCATGTACGTGACTGGATGTCTTCCATGTCAATGTCATCTTTCCATGTGGGTAATATTTTTTGGAATGACCAGTCATCTAAGCAAACATACGCATCTTTTCTTTGCGCCAAAGCATATACAGCACCAGCTGGATCAACTGCATTTTTATCCAATGGGTATAAATACACAAAGACTTTGTCGTATATACTTAAATCTTCTCCTAGCTCAACGGCGCGATGGTCAACCTGATGTCCTAGCTTTGTAAAGCCATCTGACATTAATTCAGGAATAGAGATAAACTTGGTAGAGCCTGCTCTATCTGGATGATTGATATGCGTTTCGGTAACGCCGGTGATAAGGATATTCATGGCTTACTCTGCGTGTGTGGTTGTAATGTGACCAGCTGCTACGTCATAGTTGATGTCACCAGAACGACCACCTGCTGCAATGTATTCACCAACAGTCATGCCGGTGCGATACAAGTTAAAGCGTGTAAAAGATAAAGTGCCTTTACGTTTTGGGTTTTCACCTGCAACTACAGTGATGATAGCTGATTTTTTGACGCGCATGCGGTTATTAGCAGGCATAATATGCTCCTTAGGTTTAATGGTTACGGTTGTTGATACGGTATGAGACATAGATTTTTTCCTTTCAATGATCAGTAGAATCTATTTTATCACGTTGAATATAGTCGCGCACGGCATTCAGCAAATTTTGTTGCGTCTTGTCTTTGCGACGTATTGCAATCATAATGGCCTCATCAATAGTATCTTTTGCAATAATATGATGGACCATTATGTGGTTCTTTTGACCTTGCCTCCAGAGTCTGCGAATAAATTGCTCATAGACTTCCAATGACCAAGTCAAAGAATACCAAATGACAGCATGGCCTGAGCCTTGTAAATTAAGACCATGACCTGCTGACATAGGGTGCGCTAAAAGAACTGGTGTGTTACCTGTATTCCAGTCCTCAATAATTTTGTCTAACTTTTCACCTACAACACCTGACCCAATGATAGGCGCATTTGGGAATACTTTCTTTAGGCGCTCAAGATCATGAGCAAAATGATACCCAACAATGCAAGGCTGTCCGGACAACTCCTCAACCAACTCAACCACTGCATCAGTTTTGGCGTCATGTATGTGTGTAGTTTTTCTATCTGCTCCAACATCTGAATCAAGATAAGACCCTCCGTTTGCTATTTGTTGACCTTTCATTACAGCAACAGCAGCGTTTACAGCCGTCACATCGCCTTCTTTAAGTTGAATGGTCAAAGACTTTTCAAACTCATCGTAAATCTTTTTAGCATTAGCAGGTAGATCTATTTTGACATCATTGTAGGCCAACTCAGGCAAGTCAAGATGGTCAAGCGCTGCCATGCGTAATACCTTACCTTCTAACTTTGCTTGAATTCTAGCCTCTCCATCAGGCATTAGTTTCCACTCATAGCCACCGTAGCCGGAAGGGTAGAAGTACTCTGTACGAAATCTTGATACGTACGGGCCAAATGTGGCCCCTTGGTCAATTACAAGCTGTGGGCCAAATATGTCTAATAGGCTATTTGGCGCGGGTGAACCAGTGAGGCCCCAGCGGCGATCAAACTTATTCAACAAAGGCTTTAAAGTCTTAAATCGTAGTGTCTGTGTATTCTTCATATAAGAAATCTCATCAACAACTAAGATTTCAAAAGGCCATGCTTTGCCATTCATTTTGGCTGCAAGCCAATTTAAGCCTTCAAAGTTAATAACATAAATGTCATGATTTTGCTTAAGAACTTTATCTTTTTGACCGCCATGGAGTACACCAACAGAATAATGCTCAAACTGTTCCCATTTTTTGACCTCGGTAGGCCATACACCATAGACAGGTCGAAGTGGCGCAATTACCAGCATTTTTTTAACCATACCCTTGGTGCGTAAAGTTTTGTAAGCTGATAAGACAATTGCTGTTTTGCCAAGCCCTGGGTCTAGCCATAAACTGGCAGAGCCGCGCTCAACCAGAAACTTTACTGCTTCTTTTTGGTACTCATGGGGTTCCCAGAACACTATCAATCCCTTCTTTGCTGTCAATAACATGGACCACATGGCCACGATCTTTCAATTCCTTATGAACCTTATCTTGGAGTGGCGTAGTTTTACCCCCTGGCCTTTTAAGTTCAACCCATAAGGTTTTACCATTAGGCAATGCTACAATACGATCTGGCCACCCTCTTGCAAATCTAATGTGCAGCTTTAAAGTAAGCAACCCACGCTTTTTGCAAGCAGCAGAAAAATACTGCTCAAGATGGCGTTCTAATAACATGGTTACCACCGGCAAGGGCCTCCATTATCCTTACGGAAATGACACCATTTACAATTAAAGCTTGGCTTTGGCGCGTAAATATCGTCAGCCTCGATCTTAAGAATGCGGCTGGTAATCCAATCACGTAAGCCTTCAAAGTCAGTACGCTTAATAGAGCCATAGCTTACTTTCTTTTTTAAGTCAACATACAAAATCTCAAGTTTGACTTCATCAATCTCTGGGTAAGTTCCCATGACCATTGCAGCGTAAAGCTTGACCTGCTCTTCATAGTCACGTTCTTTACCTGTTTTCCAGTCGGCAACATAGGCAATGTTATTATTTAAACTAAGGACATCTAGGACTCCACGTAGCCAAACCTCGTTCGCCGTAAACGCACACGGCTCCCAATCTTTAGTAAAACCAAGCTCGACTTCAGGTTTAGCACCCATAGCTTTAAGCTCGTTGATGAAAGACTCCCAATACTCTGTTACTTCAGAGTAGACTGGTAATGCTATTAAAGCTGTTTCTAACTCTGCATGAATCATTTTGCCACGCTCAGCAGCGGTGCCTGTTGGCTCTTGAAAGCCATCAATTCTTTGCAACTTATACTTAAACGGGCAAGTCTCGTAAAGCTTGATGGAGGAGTTTGAGAAGCTCATTATTGCCTTTGTTGTGGAATGCGGTTACGAATGGCTTCAGCTATTTCACGAAGTGTAATGATAATGTGATCACGATTTTCTGTGCCTTCAACAATATCTTTAGTGATGTCTTCTACAATTTGTGCACAAGCTTGTCGCTCAATAACAACAGCTTCTTTAGTTGCCTGAATTGCCATGGCAACAATTTCTGCTTGTGCTGCTTGTAGCTCAGCGTCAAACTCTTCTTGTGTAAATAGCTTATTGCCTACGCCTTTTGCAAGAAATGCTCTTTGAAAGTCAGTAGTCATTTAATTTTCTTCCATACGTTTTTAACAGCTTCAGGGTACATTTCAATAATCCATTCTTGTAGAATGTTAGCAGGGTTA